CAAACGTAGCACCTCCGTCTGTTGAAACCCTAATCCACATCCCTACGTTATCAGTAGATGGGATAAGCGATATAACTCTAATTTCAAATGATTTGTAGCCACTCGGTAGTGTAAAATCAATCACAGCACTGTTTGAGGCTGTTGCTGAAGCAATTAGTAGCTTATCTTGCTTGAGGTCTAATTGCGTTTGATTTGTGAGTACATAAGTTGCCCACGAACCCGAATGGAATAAACGCCAAACCAAAGTCCCAACGGTTGAATAAGCAACCGCCCCAATAGTAGCCGTTCCATTGCGAATAAGTACGCTATATCCTTTACCCTCGCTTTGTGTTGGGTCTGTAAATGTAGCACTAGCTACTAAAGTATATGCACCGTCATTAACCGCTGTGGTGTTTGTGCTTACTACTATTCGCTTATCTTGTAAACCGCTTAAATCTTGGTCACCCGTATTTGTTCCCGTACTCGTTCCGCTTCCGCTTGGTGCGCCAACTTGTGCCGCTGTGGTGCTATGTGGATTTGATGTGTTTGCAATGTGATTTAATATGTTGGTACCGTTTGTAGTTATCCAAGTAACGGCACTATCATAAGCGCTTTTCAAAATATTAGTTAGCCAAAATCTTGTTGCTGTTTCCGCTATGTCATCAGCATCCAAAACAACTACGCCTGTTTTGCCGTTTACGCTATCTACTGCACCACCACCGCCTTGTACCCATTCGCCCTTTTGATTTAAGACTAAATCTTCATCTCCACTTACGCTAATACCTAAACACTCATCAACTAACTCACAAAATGTTTTACCAACGGGAATAATAACGCTTGGAGTATCACCGTTGCAAATATCTTCAGTTAATGAAAGTGTAAAGTCAACTAAGTAACCGCTATATGTACCTGCCATATCACGATAAACTGGACGTTTTCTAACTATCGAAAACTGCACTCCGTCAACAGTATCAGCCGCCAATATAAACGCCTTTAGTAGTACGTCTGCATTGGTTATTAATTGCTCCCTTTGTTCGTTTGTGCTATCGGGTGCGTCTTGGAAGAAGAAACCCATTGAACAAGTCCAAGTTTCAAAGTACCCGTTGGTTATGTCAACTTGACCGCTAATCGGATAAAGAAATATTTTCTGGTCAACCTCATTAAATTCTAAACTCGCATCCCACGTTCTCAAATACGCAAATTGCCCCGTTGGATTTACGGCTTCACTAATAACCCGAATAATATCTACTGCCGTTTGATGTGCCATTATAACGCGAAGAATTTAAACTTTTGTGGTTTGTTAGGATTGCAAGTATCGAACTCATATTTTGTGCCGTCAAATGTCCATTCGGCTGCATCGCCATAAGTCATTAATTTAGCCGTCAAAATATTTATGATCGAGTTTTCGTTTCTGATTATTTCAGCACGTTGTGAGCTGCTTACTTCGTTGCTAGTGTCTTCATTATTTACCCTTACACCGTATTGAGTAACATTAACTCCGTGTTGCGGGAACATTCTCATATACGTTTGATGTAGTAATAATTCTTTCAGATAACCCGTAAACAAAGCGTTTAATTCGGGGTATGAAACATTGCCCTTATAAGTTACAACTGCATCATATAACCCCGTTGGTAAGATAGTGGCCAAGTCGAATTTTTCAGCTTGGTTAATATACATATTAGCTGCGTCCGTTGGTAGATTAACCGTAACGGGAATTACTCCGGCAAAGTCTGCTTTAGTTATTAGTGGCATCGATAGTAGGTGTTAAAGGTGGAAGTCCTAAAAACTTGTTGCGTCTTTCATCTTGTGTCATGTCGGGATATAGCGCAGGTTCAATATAAGTAAGTGGCATATAATCGGAAGTAGACCAATCAAATGTTGGATAAAGCATTTCAAACGCTTCACGAATTAAACGCTGTCTGTTTGCCACAACCTTATTCAATTCAACACTTGCATTACTTATCGCTTGTGTATTGCCTAAAACGGACGCATCAGAGTAACCCATTAACACCGGGTGAATACCAAACAATCTACAAACTGCACGTTCTATCGCTTCACGTTTAGAGTTTGAACCGTCCAATATACCTTTGATGTCGAACTGCTGTAAAATAGGTGCTTCGTCACGAGTTTTAGCAAAAGAAATAAACGCTTTATTTCGTCCGCTTAATCCGTTACTGTCTTTGACTTGCCCCGTAAACATTTGCAATTCTTCTTTGGCATAGTCTAATTCTGTTTTGCCTCGTTCATCTTTAGTAGTATCGTCAAACGTGCCTATAAAGGTCAACATCATTGAAGTAACAAAGCCATTTAAAACGGTTTCCAAGTCGAATTTAGCTAACTCACTCGAACTGCGAATGTCCTCAATTTGGCTATAATAGTCGGGTATTGGATAGTAGCTATTGAATGGTGAACGGTTATACAAATAAAGGATTTCACCTGCGCTGTAATCTTTTAGCATTCCAATTGGTAACTTTTCACCGTAGTACGCTCGATAAGTTACTGTTTTACTGTTATCAAATTTAGGCTGCCCATAGGTTGGGTTAAACTCAAATGAACCGTCCGTTTTTTTGCGTACACATTGAAACGGCACTGACTTGACTGATGCTATTTCCCCGGTTGTTTTACGGCTAATGTGCAAGGCTAACCCGTCAAACATTGCAACGGTGCGAGATACCTCACTAAACAAACTATCGGCGCTTTGTCTGTTATTGATTTTTAATTCTGCGCTTGTTTCTTCATTAAAGCCATCAGCAAAAATGTACTCCGATAACTTACCGACTGCCCTTGTTGCTACTCCACTTTCAGCAATGTAACTTATCCATTGATTTGGCAAGTCATTATTCTTGCCATAATTGTAAATCTCCTTAGATTTGTTTTCCGTGTCGGGAACAAACGCATTATAAATTGACCTAGTAAAGTCGAAAATCTTAAATCGGTTAGGCAAGGTCATTGTATTCTACTATTTTGCTTTGTATAATTGAGAAGCCATTTCGATGCTTCACTAAATTTTCTTTTGTTTTGTAAACGTTTTCAAAAACGCTACTCATTGCCGCATCTGCTAATTTTAAACCGTTTAACGCCTTTAGTAAGGTGTTTATATAACTGCGCTTTACAATATAGCCATAAGTGCCGCTAATGCCTTTTATCTTCACGTTCAATCCGCAGTCAATACTTTCACCACGAACACGCCCACCTAGCCATAATGCGTTCCAATCACTCGGTAAATCATTTAAGCATTCATTTAGCTTTCTGTCAAAGTCCTCGCACAATTCAAAATCATCTTCGAGGACTAAAACCAATTCGGCATTACTATTTAAAAGAACTTTTCGATGTGATTTTATACACCCTATTTCGCCCCCGTTTAGCGTTCCAAAAGGTTCGCCAATTTCAGCACTTACCCGTTCGATTTCGAGAACGGTCTTCCTTTTTTCTTCTTCACAACCGGCTCTACGCTCACAACTTCCGTCAAGGTTGATGTAGTAGCCTCTAATCCGTTTGGGCTTTCTTCACCCAAATCTACCTCCTCTAAAAAGTCCTCCGCTACCGGTGCAACAACTTCAACTAAGTGGCTATACTTTGGGATTGAAGCGATAACCATTGCATCTGTTTCAGTGCAGTTTTTGGCGTTAACCAACTTAACTACACCACCAACATTGATGACAACCTTTTTATCTAACCCACCTTTCCAAATAAAATTTTTACCCATTGTTTTTTGTTTTTTACTTTGATAATTCAAAAGTAACATTTTAGCATCGTTTACGCAAATGCTACATTTAGTGTTTAGCTTGTAACCAAACAACTCTAAAACTAAATTGGACAAGGCGGAAATGTCACCGCCCGTCCTAATTAGTTCTATGTCATTAAACGAGCGCATCTAAGGCACTAACAACATCTTGAACAGATGAACCGATTTTGAGAACCTTTGGAAGTCCGTATTGCTCACCGCTAAATGTGCAAGTAGCTGCTGTGTTATCGTTTAGCAACGCTCCGATAGTAGCATCAAACGCAGTACACTTTAATCCGTTATCGTAACCGTACATCAACACTTGGCTATTCGCTCCGGCTGTTTGCACAAATAACACAATGTCCTCAAGGTTAATATAACCCTCGACTGCCGTTCTTTCTTCCGCTGTGTAGTAGTAAAGAATAGCGTTAACAATCTGATTAATCGTGTTTACGTTCTCACCAAATACGCCCGTTTCTTGTGCGTTGTGTTTAAACTGCTTGCCGATAACGTAGGATAATGTGTTTGCCGGGGATGCACTAACCAATGAAACGCTATCAACATAGCCGTCAACATCCAAAGTAGTAACTACTTCGTTTAGTTTGCCTATCCAAAATTTTTGTTTTATACCACCCGTCTTTTTGAGAGCTTCGCAACTCGGATCAAGGGAGATAATTGATACATCGCAATTTGCCATGATTTCTTTAGTTTTAAGAGTTATTTAAAAAAAGGGGATTTTAACCCCCTTTCTATTTCAATTCGTTTTAGGTTTAGAAACCTGCGATTACGTTTAGTTCACCGTAACCGTACTCGTAAGCCAACAACGCAGAAGCACGTGCAATTACTTTGTCATTCGGCTTATCTTGGAACACATCAACATTTTGGAACGCTGTATTATCCATGTAGATAATATGGTTTGTTGCAGTGGTCAAAATCGCACGGTAAGGATAAGTAACCGCTAAAGGCGAACCGCTTTGGAAGATTGCATCTTCTTCCATTCTTTCGTCAACAATACCTACAACTGCGATAGGAATACCTTTGAATGAGGTTGGAGTAAGTCCATCAGTAACAAATTGAGATTGTACAATTCCGGCTGTGTTTTGAGTAGCTACTTCCAAATAGTTCAAGTATTGGTCATACAACGCTTCTGTCCAAATCCAACGCTTATCAGCTTTTGCAACACGCTTCAAAGCACGTGATTGAGAGTTGTAAACTGCATTCATTGTGGCGAAGAAGTTAGTTGTGTTGGTACTAGATGAAGTCAATGCACCTGCATCGGTTACCAATGTTCCATCTGCTTCTGATGTAACCGAACCTGCTTTTAGTTTGGTGTAAACACCATCTATCAAAGAGTAATAGTTATCAGGAGTAACGCTAGTATCACCCAACAAAAGGAAGGTAAGTAAGTCACGGTTGAAAGCGTACTTCATTTGAGTAATCATAAAGTCGATTACTTCTGGAGTAAGTTCCCCACGCATCGCACCGTCCGGCAAATCTTTACCAAACAATTTGCCCAACACTACGCTGTAGCATTGAGAAAGTTTAGTTTTCAATTCGATAGGAGTAAGCGTCTTTTTAGTGAACGCTACACCGTTTGAACTTTCAGAAATATCACAAGCCCCACCTGCGCCAGTGATTTTGTCAAGATTGTCATTAAAGAAAATCTCACGAGGCATATTACCAACGGTGAAGGACATTGGAAGTTGGTTGATTTGTGGGTCATCCAACAACGGTTTAATAAAGATTTCGTACTCACTCGTGCCGAGTGCTGGTACTGATGTAATTAAGTTTCCCATTTTTTATTTATTTTTTTTGTTTATGAAATAATTTAGTTTGATTTTGACTTTTGACGATCAAGGTATTCCACTTTCCAATCTTTCTTTTGTTGTGGCTCGTTACCTTTGTCCACTACGGTATCAAAAATTGCATCTTTCCCTGTAGCGATAAGTGCTTTAAATCCGTCAAATTCAGCCTTCAACTGCTTCACGTTTGCGATAAGAGTTTCTTTTTCTTGTGCAACGGTTTGGCTGTCTGCTTTTAGTGCTTCCAATTCCGCTTTTAGTGTAGCATTTTCAGCTTTGATAGCTTCCACATCCTCACTAACCGCTTCTTTAACTTCCAAAACTTCACCGTTAGCCACAACGATTACTTTGCCACTTTCGAGCGTATGTTCGCCATCTGGTGCCGGAGTTGCCATTTCTAAATCCAAGTAAACCTTTGCACCTATTTCGAGGTTTTCACCGTCAACATAGATAGTTGTACCGTCATTTAGTTTTTCTTCCAAAGCAACGGTAGCATTAGCGATTTCTTCGCCCGTCATTGCTTTAAATAGGTTTGTGAGGTTAGCAACTGCTGTGCTAAACTGTTTACTTAGCGTTATTTTTTCTGCCATTGTATTTGTGTTTTGTTTTGTGACGTTTTTAGTGTCGAACATTGCAGCCGCTATTTGATATTTCACAAACGCCTTAATGTTCGTTTCAATTATCTCATCAATAAAACCCATTGTTAAGGCTTCTTGACTTGACAAAGTAGTTTCGGCTTTCATTTTATCTGCCAATATTTCACGTTCGGTAGTGGTACAAGTCAAATAGAAATCTATTAACTTGTTTTCATTGCGCTTTAGTTCGGCTGTTAGCTTTTCGAGGTCATCGGCTGTATGTGCATCCGGTCCGCTTGGTATCCATAAAGGGTTATGAATAAAGTATTCAGAGTTTGAATACATTTTACGAACACCACCGTTAACATTTGATTGAGCGATAACCGTAGCGATTGATCCGCACATACCTTCAACTATGGTGTTAACCTTAATGCCTTTTGATTTGGCGAAGTCGATAATCTTGTCGTGTATTGCAAAACCCTCAGTAACCAAACCACCACCGCTATTAATACGCAAGTTGATTTCGGTTGTATCTTCTTTTAGGTTCTTTAGTTCTTCGTTTAGCTTTTTAAGGTCGAAGTAATTACTATCGCCAAAGAAGTCGAACATTTCGCCAATGTAACCCGTGATATGGATGTCGTGAACCATAACACAAAAAACTACATTTGTAAACTTTGATTTTGTTTTCTGCTCAATTCTGTTCATATTTGCGCAAAAGATTTTTATGAACTATAAAAAACTAGGTAGTTACTCGGCTTATGCCTTACTCATTTTGGCTATTTACTTAGCTTGTGCGCTTTCTGCTTTGGCGTTTAATCCTATCGAATGGCATCCCGTTATTCGTTTAGTGTTCTTTTATCTCTCTTTTGTTTCACTAACTGCGCAAAATGGCAAACTACAATAGACGAGTTTCAGCGATTATTCACGGCAAAATGTTAAAGGCGTTCGATAGCGAGTGCGCTCGGCTTTCGGTAAAAGAAAGTGAATTGATTAAGATTGCCATTAGCGAATATCAAGAAAGACGGGATGAAACTTATAGACGTAGAAATGGAGAAACTAAAGGAACTCCATCAAGAGAATATGGCTATTAATTTTCGTATGTTCATGATAAATTACTTGGGCAAATTACTCGATGAGTATGACCTTGTGACGCTATACGATAACGGGAAACGAGTTATAATGCTGTCAAATGCTCATATCGCACCGAAAACACCTAAACCAAATTCAAACCCATGATAGCAAAACAAATCTTTTACACTTGGATAAGTGATAAGCCATTGCCTAGTAAATTCGAGAAGTATCTCGAAAGTTGGAGTAATGTAATGCCTGACTATGAAATAAAACATATCTCACTTGCCAACGTCAAACGTGGTGCATTTGTTGATCACGCTATTGAGATTGGTAATTATGCACTTGCCGGACATTATGCAAGGGTTGAAGAACTATATTTAAACGGTGGTATTTACTTTGATATCGACATTGAAGCCGTGAAGCCTTTAGATGACTTACTTGTAAACCGTTTGGTTTTAGGTTTGGAGGATAATTGGGTGGTTAATAACGCTGTTATAATTGCCGAAAAAGGACACCCATTTTTACTTGACTGCTTAAAATACATGGATAGCTTTAACTTTAATAAACCGTCTATCGAATTAGAAACAGGTCCTCGAATGTTTACAGAAGTGGCTAAGAAATACGGGTGGACGCAAAACAAATTCGGCACGTTTAAACAAGGCGTTAAGATAATCAAACCTAAAGCCTTTTACCCATATCGCTATGACACCTTTTACACGCCTGAATGCGTAACGTCCGACACTTACTGCGTTCATCATTGGGCTAATACTTGGAACGATAGAGTGAGCATTGTAATACCTTGCTATAATCAAGCTTCGTTTGTAACCGATGCAATTAATAGCGCACTAGCGCAAAGTCACAAGAATGTAGAAATAATTGTAGTTAATGACGGTTCACCCGATAACACAAGGGAAGTAGTTAAACGCTTTGGCAATAAAGTGAAGTACATTGAACAAGCTAACAAAGGTTTGAGTGGTGCGAGGAATGCCGGGATTAAAGCGAGTAGCGGAGGTTGGATTGTTTGTTTAGACGCTGATGACAAGTTACATCCTCAATACATTGAAAAGACTATTGGCAAAACGGATATTGTTGGCACATGGTTACAAACCTTTGGTGATTATGTGGCAATATGGAAATCGACTAAATTCTTTCCGACATTCGAGGACTTTCGCAAAGATAACCATTTATTTTGCGCTTCGTTATTCAAAAAGGACGTTTGGACTTTGACGGGGGGCTTTGATGAAAACATGAAAGACGGGTTTGAGGATTGGGATTTTTGGACTAGGGCAACACAAAAAGGATTTAGCTGTTCGGTTGTGGGTGAGGTGCTATTCTTTTACCGTAAACATGGTGTAACTTTAGTTGACCATGCAAATAAACACCGTAAACAAAACATCGAATACATGAATAAGAAGTATTCAAACCCCGACTTTGTTCATAGATATTAAATGACCGTTAACCCTAACCTTACTTTTTTACGTGAGCAAATAAAACACAAGCGTATAATTAGCTTGTGTGGTTCTTCGCGTTCGGGTAAAACTTATTCGGCTTTGATGTTCTTAATTGAGTTGTGCTGCCAATATAGCGGAATGACTATTTCTATTTGCCGTGCTACTTTACCTGCGCTAAAGTCAACCGCAATGAAAGATTTTTTTGACATACTACAAGAAAATAGTATGTACAATGAAAACGAACACAACAAAACCGACCATACCTATAACCTTTACGGCAATACTATTGAGTTTTTCAGTCTTGACCAACCGGCAAAGATACGAGGGCGTAAACGTGATATACTTTACATTAACGAAGTAATCCCCGAAGTAAAGCTCGAACACTGGAGGCAATTACTTTTGAGGACTACGGGTAAAGTTATTTGTGATTATAACCCAAGTGAACCCGAAAGTTGGTATTATGAGCAAGTATTAAGCCGTGAAGATTGCATTGAATTAGTAACCACTTACAAAGATAACCCACATTTGAACGCTGACACGATAGCGGAAATTGAACGCTACAAAGTAACTGATCCGGATTATTTTCGGGTATTCGGTCAAGGGTTAAGGGGAGTAAGTAGAGTTGGGCAAATCTTTACACATATTCAATACTGCGATGTAATGCCACAAGGTAGATACTTTTACGGGATTGACTTTGGTAAAACAAATGATCCGACTGCAATAGTTAGACTTCACTATAATAGTGGGACGCTTTGGGTAGATGAGATTGAATACCAAACGGGTTTAACTGCGTCCGATATTGCAAGGGTGCTGAAACAGCATTCAGTTGGTGCTTCACTGATAGTTGCAGACGGTTCTGAAAGTCTAATGATTAAAGAACTTGAGCAACACGGCTTTAAGATTAAGGCGGCTGTAAAAGGTGCTGGGAGTATCACAAGCGGAATAAGCCGCTTAAAGTCTATGAATATATTTGTAACGAATAGGAGTGCAAATCTTAAACGTGAGGTGCAATGGTACGCTTGGAAGATAGACGCAAACGGAAAACCAACGAACGAGCCAAAAGACATCCATAATCACGGATTTGATGCGCTACGCTATGGAATACAAGCGATAGACGAAACACCTAGTAAGTTTCAGTCATTCGTTAGTCGAACACAATTAAATTTACCAAGATGATTAGCATCAAAGCAGACGGCAAAACATACGAAATCAAAACCAATTACGGAGATTGGACGGTTGGAGAATACCTTAACGCCATTCAAGTAATGCATAAGCCGTTTATTGAGCGTTTAAGCCATTACTCAAACATACCTATTGACGTGCTTAATAGTTGGCAAATTGAGAGCGTAGCGCAAATAGCGGAGAATGTAGCGCACATCGAAAACGAAGCTGTATTAAAGGCACTAGCGCAACCTTATGAGGGTGATTATGTGGGTAATGATACTTGGAGTAAGTTAGAACAAGCGAAGCAACTAATGAAAGGCTCAAACCTTATCACCGCTTTGCCGTCGATCGTGAAACTTTATTTAGATATTGAGATAGAACCCATGCCACTTTTAGACGGTTACTCAATAGCCATGCACTATATTAATAGCTTTGCGTACTTCTTTGACCGCTTTAAAGAATTAAACGAACACGAACATGATGAGATTGAGGAACTAGCCGGAGTTGAAACATTAACCGTTTTCGGTCACTTCCCAAGTGTTGTTAAAATAGGCCGTGAGCGTGGGATGAGTAACAGTAAAGTATTGGCATTATCAGCGGAGGAGATTTATATGGAAATGCTTTTAGACTTCCGGCAAAGAAAGTTTCAAAAGAAGTATCAAGATTTGAGTGAGAAATTAACGCCAAAGAATTAATTGAAAAAAACTTCTGAAATAGTTTAATGTTTATATTTTTGCGCTAACTAAAACCAATTAACTATGAGAATTATCAAATTTCGAGGCAAGCGAATAGATAACAATGAGTGGGTGTTTGGAAGTCTAATTCTTTGCAGTAAGGCAATTATAAGATGGGTACATAACCCATTAACAAATGATTTTACAGATGTTGAAGTCCACCCCGAAACGGTCGGGCAATTTACGGGATTGTTGGATAAGAATGGAGTTGAAATTTATGAGGGGGATAATTTAGGATATGAAAATAATTTGGGTAAGCATTGCAAGCATAATGTATTTTATGTTGATGGTGGACTTGCTATAAATACACATCAATCTGATTTTGGCAAACAAACACATTTTTATGAGGCTTGTGCTGATATGCAAACATCGCAATGGATAGTACAATGTGAAGTGATCGGCAACATCCACGATAATAATTAATTAACCAACTAAACCAAGCACTATGAAAACAGTAGCACAATGGGCGGAGCAACTGCCTGAATTGATTAGAATTGAATTTGTGTATGAAGCTGAAAAGCAAGAAGTATCAAATAGAATTTTAGTAAATCCGTCTGCAACAATAAACGCAATTATATGGATTGACACTTTTTTAGGTACTGATTTTTGGCACGGAGTAGCTTCTTGTTTTTACGAAACTCCCAAATCTGCCGACTACATAGATGAAAGTGTGCCATACACCAAATCAGAAGTCGATGCGATGATATTGGAATATGCAGACCCGAATGATGAGGTTTGTAAAGTGATGTTGGCGAATGTGGGTAAAACTAAAGAAGCTACTTTAGCAAATCAATTAACCTACGAAGCACTATCTTTATCAAATAAGAATTTGATTATAGAAATAGGTGAAATTACCAAAGAAAACGAGGCACTAAAATCTACCATTGAGGGATTAGCTAGTGAAAACGCTCAACTAATATCAGAAACTCAAAGATTAAATCATCTTGTTGAAACGCAGAAAGTGGAGATTACTGAATTGGAAAATAATAATCACGAACTATTAGAGCAAATCAAACCAACCCCACAACCTAAAACATCTTTACTCCAACGCTTCAATAATTGGATATCCTAAAGTTCACTAACCGCTACTGACTTATTCACCGCCTTTGTTACGTTCGTAATCTCGCGAACGCTAACAATGGGCTGTGGTGCATTTATAAATGCTTCTCTAATTGCGTTCTTCGTTTGTATATCCGACTTTATTTGTTCCGTAACCATTGACGTACTAAATCCCCCATCGCTAACAACTCCGCCTTGTGCTGCATAGTTAACAGGTGCGCCCGTCCAACTCCGACCGCCAAACATTTGATTGAACTGCGATAGCTTGTGTATCTGCTTTGCGGCTGTGGCTTTCATTACAAACATCTTTTCGCCACGTTCAACCTCGATAACATTGCCGTCCTCGCCACGATATTTAGTACCGCCTTGTGAGTGTGGTTTACCGCCAACATCGAACACCTCGCCCCCGTCTGCGAATTTGGGCGGCTGCTTACTTGCTATCATTCCAATCTGAACGGCTGAAAATGCGGCTGCTAAAGCTGCGAATAACGGACCAGTAACCGTACCCACCAAAGGAATAGACGCACCTGAAGTATAAGCAGCTAATGTAGCGTTAATACCTTGCATTACTGCCGTAGCTAATTGTATAGCCTTGTTTTCTTCAAACTGTTTGCGCTTTAATTCTGTGCTTTGTTTAGCGTATTCTGCTTCGCTTAGTGCGCCACTTTCTAAAGCTGCGTCCAACTCCTCTTGTTTACGTGCTGTAACTTCGCTAAGTATATCTGATATTGAACCGATAGTGTTTAACGCTCCGGCTGTAATACCTTGTATAGCTTGGATTTGCTCACGCTGTATTTCTTCGCTTGTTTTAGCCGTTGACTTGGTTAAGTCAGTACCTTTTTGAGCGTACTTTTCTTTTATGGCTAATAACTCCTTTTGCTTTAATTCCTCTATTTGCTTTTCGGTTAAACCTGCCTCAAATAGGTCTGCGATACGTTTCTCAAATGATAGTTCAAATAACGCTTGTTCTTGTTCTAAACCTTGCGTTAATGACTTAATTCGCAACTCCTCTAAAAATGCGTTACGGTCTGCAATTTTATTTAATCGGTTAATCTCATCTTGTGCAGCCTTTGCTTTATCTGCATCAATTTTATCTTGTGCCGCTTTCTCTTTTGCTAACCTTGCCGTTTTCTCATCAGCTAAAGTTTGTTCCAAAGCGTTCAAGTCGTTTTGTATTTTCTCTTGTAATACCAAAGTTTGACGCAGTGCGTTTGACCTCGCCACTCTTGCTTGACTTAACTTATCCTCTTGTTCATCGGTTAATTGCAAACCTTTGAATTGTTGTTCTAAAATTTTGACTTGTTGGTCTGCTATTTTGCGTTCTTCTTTTGCCCTTGCCTCCTCTAATGCTAATGCTTGTTTAGCTAGTTTAATTCGCTCCTCATCTGACTTCGTTTTATCCTTTGACGCTTTAATTAACTTGTAAATCAATACTTCTTGTTCCGCTTGTTGTTCGTTGCTCGACCGTATTGCATCGTCTAATTGCTGTTGTGCCTTTGCCGCTTGTGCGTTTGCGTTTGCCACTTTCAGAATATCATTACCGAATTGGTCGAACGCCTGACCTGCTGCTTTTACCTTGCCACTAATATCAGTTACACCAGTACCCAACTGAAAAAACGCATCTCTTAATTTACCTAAGTCCCCGTCCGCTATTGCATCTATAATTAAACCAAACGCTTTGAACCGGTTGGTTAAGTTATCTTGTATCAACTGCCCAAAGTCGGCTATTAATTGTTTAGGGTTACTCAATACCTCAAATAAACCTTTGCCGAATTGCACTACACGGTCAACCACTACACTAAACGCAGCACTCACAAAAGCCGTAGCTTGTTCGAGTGCGTCCATTACTTCTTTGTTTTGGCTTAGTATTCCAAATAATTGCTGAAACGCTGTAACCAAACCTAGTACAGGATTAGCGGCAAAAGCTGCATTTAAGCCGCTTGCCCCTTGAATTGCGCTACCAAACGCCCCACCGCTACTGCCTAATTGAGTAACTACGCTTTTAAACCCCTCGGCATAGTTTCCGACATTTCGCCTTGTATCACCAATGGCACTTTCTTGTTTTTTGAGTTCGTTGGTTAGGGTTAATATTGTTTTAGTAAATTCTTGTGTTGGGTTCTTCGTATTAATGTACTGACTTTGCAACTGCTTTAATAACTCACGGTTAGCCTTTATTGAGTTATTTGCAAAGTTAGTAGTATCAACTTGGTTCTTTTGCGCTCCTATAAATCCTACTAATGTGCGCTGGGTGTTACGGTATTCATCTTGGCTAACCTTTAATTCAGCATTGACTTTCTCTAATTCTTCAGCAGCTTTTAAATATCCTTTGCCGCCCTTTTCGGTTTCTTCACGTAACGCCTTTTGTTGCGTCTTTAATGCGTCAATGTTTTGAGTTAACCCAACTAATTTATTTTGATAATCGCTAACATCGACTTCAAAGATTACGGTTTCAACGGTGGTATTTTCTGCCATGCTTAATAAAGTTTTACAAGTTCAACGGATGTGGATTTGTTGCTATTCGGATTATAGCTACTGATTTGACTTATATAAAAGTAGCTATTAAAGTATTCAATGTAAACGGGTTTAGTTAAGTCAAGTTGGTTAATGTCGGAGGCGTTTAATCGGAGTAGGCAAGTAACTATTTTAGCCTTATCGAGTACATCAATAAACGATTGGTAAAAAGTAGGGATTAAATTATCATCAAAACCTAGATTAATTTCGCCCGACTTTTGGAAGTGAGTTAATAGAATGCTTGTGGTTTGTGCGCTGTTACTTGTGCCGTCCGTATAGGTGAACGCCACATCATTAAACTTGGCGAATAAAATACGTTGGTCTATTTCATCTCTAAACGTGCCGTCATCATTAAGTAGCTGTAAGTCTGCAATGTTAAAACCTCCCGTTAAAGCTTGTGTACTTGCGCTAAAGTCAATCTCAATTAAATCTTGCTCGTTTTCTAAATTAGCATCATCTAAAGTGATAACCCCGTTTGCAAAGGTCGATGTTTGGTTAGGATCAAACACTTCATCATATTGCCAAGTGCAAAGGTTTCTTTGAGCGTATCCGTCAATCGCAAATGATATGCTTGGTGTTTCGGTTAAGTCTAACTTATTACTCCAATCTAAAGCGTTTGGAATGTTATCGGTTATATTCTCAAACGGCACAATGCTAACCACTTTATTTACCTCGTCAACTTGGATAAGTGAGCAAGTCAATTTTAAGTAAGTGGCTAGTAAATCGCTTTGTTTAATGTCTGGGATTAAAGTTGTGGCACTTACATAAGTTGCTTTCTTCACCGCTTCGCCTCTAAGGTCAAAGTTTATAGGTTGTGGAGTTATGACACTATCACAAACAACATCAAGTGTTGCGCTATTTATAACCACGTTATTTAGTGTGACGGGTGTAACC